CCTGATGGTAGTTGATCGCATTTGCATTTGTCCCAATAACCTCTTTTGTAGATTGGTGCTACATCTTCAACTGTTAAATCTTTCATATCTTTTTCGCCACCAAATTCTTCGTATACTCTTTTAGTAACGCCAAGATTTGTTTCACCGCCTGGATCTCTAGGATGATTTACGTACCCACCCTCGTGGTGTAGTATCATCTCTAAACTAGGCTGATAATTCTTTTGCATGTAATAACTCCGTTTTATATTTCAATTTCATTTTCTTGTGGTCACGTGAAATTCTCCACATTTCCGATGATCGGTCTACCGATCTTTCTTCTTCTATATCGTTTACTTTTTTCTTATAGTACTTATGAGACTTTTTCAAGTCTGCATTACTGACTGTCATAGTGCAATCCTAACTTTATTTTTTGTATTAGATAATCTCGTAAGAAACCACTTCTTACGATGTCGCCTAAATCAAATTCTATGTTTGCAACTGAATCCAACTCAAATAAAATTCTTTGGAAATCGTAAACACCATTTCTCTCTGCTGTTTTATTTAAGTCTGTCTGTTGGAAATCACCACAGAAAATAATTCTGCTGTTTTGACCGCAACGTGTTATGATTGTATCTAATTCATGGAAGTTAAGATTTTGACACTCATCGACAATAATTATACCATTATCAATTGTTATACCTCGTAAAAATGATGTAGATAAAAATTCTATAGTGCCTTGATTCCTTAGATCAACATACAATCGGTCGAACGCATTATCTGTTGGTGCTTGAAACATAAACCTTACCATATTTTGATAAGGCATTTGATATAGAAATGATTTGTCTTCTTCATCGCCAGGTAAGAAACCAATGTCTCTTGTTGGCAATAAACTTCTTACAATGTAAACCCTTTGTTGTTCAGTGCTTGCTTTTAAAACTTCTTTCAATGCTAGATGCAATGATAGAAACGTTTTACCTGTGCCGGCAACACCATATAGAAATAAATGTTTGCCAGAGTTCCAAGCCTCAACAACCCTTTTCTGATTTTCAGTAATAGGTTTGATATTGACTAACTCTTTGTCTGTAATTCCTAATTTTTTATTCTTCGCCATTTACTGATCCTTTGTCTTGTGAGTTTTACCTGTGTTCTTACCTTTCTTAAAAACATAATCTAATGTGCCATTTGCACCTGCGATTACATCTCTTTTTAGGTTCTTAAACAAGTTCATCTCCTTGACTTTTCTAGCAGTTTGTTCAGCGAAAGAAGTTAACTTTTTAATATCTCTCATAATTAATCCTTTAAGTGCGGCCCGTCAAAAGACGGGCCTTTATCTAGTCCTGGATCAGCAACAGCTGACTTTCAGGCAGTGTTGACCCTAATTTTGCTCTCTGATCTACTTCGGACAGATACATTATTATTTATTTCCTTCTTGCTCTGTGTTTTGCAATTGTCTGCTTAGTCTTAATTTTCTTAATGCTTTCACGTGGTCCATATCTCTCTGCTAGAGGAGATGTGGGATGTTTTTCAGATATCTTAGAAAGTGTTTCTTTCCACCCACCATCTGTTTTACTATCAATACTACCAGTGCTTGAAACAATGTTTACTTGTGTAGGTGGTAATAGTTCAATGTGATCATTATCTTTGACGTACTTTTCCATCTCTGAAATAGACATCAAGTCTTCGAAAATTATACCGTTATCTTTATTCTTAAATCTATACGTTGGCATTAGCATACCAATCTGGAATGTTTCGATTTGTCCATTTTGCAAATTCCTTCTTTGCTACTATGTAGTAGTTTTTATATGCTTTTATTGAATCACCTTTTACCATACACTCAGGAAACTTCTTCATCGCTTGAGGTGGTTCTTCGAAACCTTTGTCTTCTAAGTTCTTTGGTGTATGTTTTAGAATGTCACCGAGCAATGTCCAGCTGGAGTGATCTTTACCTTTTTGGTTTCCATATCGATGTCTGTACTCTCTCGCAAGTTCACACCACAAGTTGAACAACCACTGGTAATGCTGACTAGAAGTACGAGCCCAAACAGTAGACGGATGATTGAAATGACAGGCCTTGTATACAATGTTCTCTAAGTTATCTGGCAATCTGTATCGTGTAACTTTTCTACCCAATTTAGATTTACCAATGTATTTCTCGCCGTCAACCATTCTGTGTGCCGTAGACAATATTTGTGCATACTCAACAAGCATTTTGACGACATGCTTATCGCAATGCATCTCTGCGGCGATTTTGGGGTTATGATCTAAATAAAATATATTCATATATATAATCCAATATAAAAGATAAGTATCATTATACCACAAATTCCTACAAAAGTCAAGGCTTTTCTTTTCAAGTATTTGTGATTTATTTCACTTGTTTTGTCATCTGACGGTAGTGGTTTCATTCTTTTACCCTATAAAATATGTGACTATCAATTCTTGTAATCTTTTCTAAGTGATCTGCCCAATGTGGTTTAACGTAATAAGCATGATAGTGTGTTGCATCTTCGACCACGTTTGGCACTTGATCTGGCATCGCCAATACAACTCCAGCGATCATCTTTGCTTTCTTCCAAATCTCTGGTTCTCGTATCTTATCTGACTTACCATCACAAAACCAACTGAATTGACATTTGTTTCTGACAGGAAAATGCTCTGCCCATGTGTATGTAGGACCTTGTTTTACTACTTCACAAACTGTATTTGGATATCTTGGATGTTTAACTCTATTCATTGTTACTTGTGCAACTGCAATCATACCTGCCTGTGATTCCGATCTCGCCTCAAAATAAATGTTTTGTGCAAGACAATCAAACGCATGGTTCTTTGGTTCGTAAACTTCACTTTTTGCTGAAGTACACCAATATAGAATTGTAATTATCAAAACGATAAAAAATGTTATTCTTTCAAATCCGTTATTCATCGACTTTTAACCCTAAGTTTAATCCATTTGCTTTAAACTTATCTTTCCAACTGTGAAATTCTGCATTGTGATTGACAGTTGATCCTTCGATAGTTTGCCACTGCCATAGATGTACCATCTCGTGTGCCAACACTTCTACGAATTGTTTAAAGTTCTTGTAGACAGGCACCATGTATAATGTGTTTGGTTTTTTACCACCAGTATCATCAAATTCAAACATACCTAAAGCATCTCTCATATTCTTAATATAGAATTGATTAAATGCCTCTAGTCTGTTTTCAAATATAATATTGTTCAATATATCAAACCATAAAAACATATCGGCATATGTAGTTCTATACCGTCTGTCTTTGTGATGAAATGGTTTAATAAGTTTCTTTAGTTTGTTTTTCAAATTAGTTCGTAATTGTTTCTTTGTATTTTTCCTCTACCATAATCTCTAAGTCTCTTTGTACACCTTCTAAGATTTGTGGTAACTGTTTTTCTAAAATAGATAATGCCGTAATCGCAAATGTATATGCGGCTCTATCTAACTCTGCTTTTAATACTGCATCATTATCAATCGAACCTGAAATGTTTTCTTTAATTACATGACTAAGAACAGCCGTATTGTAATCGTCTGCTTTGACAACATTAAAGATTGACCATGACCAAATGTAAACAAATACTACAAACAGAGTTAAAAAAGATTTACGCATATGCATAACCTACCTTGTTATCATTTAAATAATCGTCAATGATCTCACTGACATTATATTCATCAACACCTAAGATGTCAAGGTTAGACACTTGCATAATTTCTTTTTCTGCATCGTCTTTGTTGATGATACCTTTTTTTATCTTTTCTAAGATATTATCAACTGCTTCTTCGGCACAATCATATGCCCACTGTTTTACTTTTCCCATAATGTATACTCCTTTTTGTTAATCATGTATATACAATAACAGGTATATCAGTATTTGTCAATGGTTATTTTGGCCCATTTTGTCGCACCTAAAATGCCCGATTTTACTTACTTTTGCATGAAACTATCGTTCCAGTTGAACGCATCTTTGACTAAATTTGCCGTTAAACCCTTATATTTCTTGTTTAATTCTTTGTCTTTTGCGGCGATAATTAACTCTGCTTCTTCTTTGTTCAGACCTTCTAACATCTGCAAGAACATCATCTCTCTTTTATTCTGCGATAGGTTAGGGTTACCACCTTTGATAAAGTGATATAGTCTTCTCGCCTCACGTTTCAGATACGTATGCTCTGTACCGTCTGGTGCTTCGTTTGTTTTATATGGTGGTGTACCATCCGGCAACTCCCATGTAATATTTGGATCAAAACCAGATTTAAGAACCATTCTTAATTCTGGTGTATCATAGTGTTTAAGTACCTGCAACTTTTTTGGTTTGTCTTTAGCGTTATTCACTTTCACTAAAATTTCGTGGAAAGTTAAAGTTGGTCCGAACTTTCCTGTTTCATCAAATGCCATTTTTAGAACTCCTGTATTTGACCTATTAAGTCTTTTAATTTGTTTTTGATAAAGTAGTTTAGAATGTTATGTCTGCCTACAAACTGTACACTCTTAAACTCTGTCATAATATTATCTTCTACCTCTTTAGGTATATAGTCGAAATCCACAAGGCGCATATTTCGTTGGAAATTTCTGTACTGATATTCATTACAGAAGCCTTTAGGATCACTAGCAATCCAATAACTCAATTTCTTTTTACTGATTGGTTTTTGTCTAATGCCATTCACAAACGTATCATCTGCTGATAAAAAGTTTGGAATACTGTCACCACGATCACCTTTGAGTATATGCTCTTTGATATACTGTTTAGGATCCACACCATCTACCCATTTCTTTTGTATGGGTGCATATTGTTTCACGTTACTGTATTTTTGTAACTGAATAAAATCTTTATCACCACTTAGGATTAGCATCTTTTCGTCTGGATGATTTTTAACAAGTACAGCGATGATATCATCTGCCTCTGCACCATACACGTCTACCACTCTGTATGGCATGTGTTCTTTTAATTCATCTCTGACTTGATTAAAGATTGTAAATATCTTATCCCAATCATGTGAAGATTCTGCTCTTGCTTGTTTTCTTTGTGATTTGTAATTTGGAAATACTTCTCTACGCCAATAGTGTCTACTATC